TATCGTGTGCCAGCTTCTAAGTTTACAAGAAGGTCTATAGTTTCTACAGACAAACAAGAAGACATAACAGGACTTGATACAACTATTGATTGGAAAAACACTGGTGACAATGCTTATGATGGTGAAAAACTAAGATTATTAGTACATGATGAAAGTGGTAAATGGGAAAAACCTAATGACATACAAAACAATTGGCGTGTTACTAAAACAACATTAAGACTAGGTTCTAGAGTTATTGGTAAGTGTATGATGGGATCAACATCAAACGCTTTAGATAAAGGTGGTAGAAACTTTAAAAAATTATATGATGACTCAGATGTTACAAAAAGAAACGCAAATGGACAAACACGTTCAGGACTCTATTCTTTGTTCATTCCTATGGAGTGGAATTACGAAGGATACATTGATTCTTATGGCTACCCTGTCTTCGAAACCCCATCAGAAAAAGTGTATGGACCTCATGGAATACCAATCAAAATTGGAGTCATTGAATATTGGGAAAATGAGGTAGAAGGTCTTAAAGAAGACCAAGATGGTTTAAACGAATTTTATAGACAATTTCCTCGTACAACTAAACACGCATTTAGAGACGAGTCTAAAATGTCTTTATTTAACTTAACAAAAATATATCAGCAAATAGATTACAACGAAGAAGCGTCATCTGCCGCTGTTGTAACTGCTGGAAGTTTCCAATGGGAAAATGGTATTATTGATACTAGAGTGGTTTTTTCACCTAACAAAAACGGTAGATTTCTTATAACATGGGTGCCACCAACAAATTTACAAAACAGATTTATAATTAAAAATGGTATTAAATATCCAGGCAATGAGCATATGGGTGCTTTTGGTTGTGATAGTTATGATATATCAGGTACAGTAGATGGAAGAGGCTCTAAAGGAGCTTTAAGTGGTTTAACTAAGTTTAGCATGGAAGATGCTCCTGTTGATCATTTTTTCTTAGAGTATATCGCTCGCCCACAAACCGCTGAGTTGTTTTTTGAAGATGTATTAATGGCTTGCGTTTTTTACGGTATGCCAATACTTGCAGAGAATAACAAACCTAGATTATTATATCATTTTAGAAGAAGAGGTTACAGAGGTTTTAGTATGAATAGACCAGACAAAGTCTATGCTAAACTATCATTAACAGAAAGAGAGATTGGTGGAATACCTAACTCTAGTCAAGATATAATACAAGCGCACGCTGCTGCTATCGAAACATATATAGAAAATGCTGTAGGATTTGATGGTGATAGTTATGGGGATATGTATTTTCAAAGAACACTTGAAGACTGGGCTAATTTTGACATAACAAGAAGAACAAAATACGATGCATCTATAAGTTCTGGACTTGCTATTATGGCTTGTAATAAAAATAGATATGCTCCAGTTAATAGAACCATAAGAAAAACTATAGACCTTGGGATAAAAAGATATAACAACAAAGGTACATTATCAAAAATAATTAAGTAAATGAATATATACACAAATCCAAACAGTTCTTTTCCTAGCCAAGTTGTGCCGGACGAAGTAAAAAACTCGTTGAAATATGGAGAGCAAGTTGCTCAAGCTATTGAAGGTGAATGGTGGAGACAAGGTGGTAATGGAACTAGATTTGCTACATCATATAATAGATTTCATAGTTTAAGATTATACGCAAGAGGTGAACAACCTGTGCAAAAATACAAAGACGAGTTAGCTATTAATGGCGACATGTCTTATCTTAATTTAGACTGGAAGCCAGTACCTGTATTATCTAAGTTTGTTGATATCGTAGTTAACGGTATGACAAATAAAGTTTTTGAAATAAAAGCTAGTGCTCAAGATCCTATATCATTAAAGAAAAGAACAGACTACGCTACAGCTATATATGAAGACATGTTAGCTAAACCTTATTTAGAAGAATTTAAAACAAAACTAGGTTTAGATTTATATCAAAGTCCTAACCCTGCAGGTTTACCAGAAAATGAAGAAGAGTTAGATATGCATATGCAACTAACGTATAAGCACGCTGTAGAAATAGCTGAAGAAGAAGTTATAGATAATATATTAGCTAAGAATAAATTTATTAATATAAAGAAAAGATTTAATTATGATTTGGTAACATTAGGTATTGGTGCGGTTAAAACAAACTGGAACAAAGCTAATGGTATTACTATTGACTATGTTGATCCTGCTAGATTAATATTTTCTTATACAGAAGATCCAAACTTTGAAGACATATATTATGTAGGAGAAGTTAAGTCACTTACTATTGGTGAAATAGCTAAAGAGTTTCCTGATCTTACAGAAAGTGAATTAGATAAAATATCTAAACAAACAGGTAACAGAGATACTTTATATGGTTGGTCTACTTACGATCCTAACACTATACAGGTTTTATATTTTGAATATAAAACATATAATAGTCAAGTATTTAAAATAAAAGAAACAGATCAAGGTTTAGAAAAGTCATTAGTAAAAGATGATAACTTTAATCCACCAGAGTCTGATACGTTTTCTAAAGTATCTAGAAAAATAGAAGTATTATACAAAGGAGCTAAAGTAATTGGTAACAATGAGCTACTAAGATGGGAACTTGCCGAAAATATGACAAGACCTTTTGCTGACACTACAAAAGTAGAAATGAGTTACGCTATTGTAGCGCCAAGGATGTATCAAGGAAGAATTGAATCTATTGTTAGTAAAACTACTGGTTTTGCTGATATGATTCAATTAACACATTTAAAGCTACAACAAGTTATGTCCAGAATAGTACCAGATGGTGTATTCTTAGATATGGATGGTTTAGCAGAGGTTGATTTAGGTAATGGTACAAACTATAATCCAGCAGAAGCATTAAATATGTATTTCCAAACTGGTAGTATTGTTGGTAGATCATTAACTCAAGAAGGTTCACTTAACCAAGGTAAAGTACCTATTCAAGAATTAACTAGTTCTAGTGGTCAAGGTAAAATACAAAGTTTAATACAAACTTATCAGTATTATTTACAAATGATACGTGACGTGACCGGACTTAATGAAGCTAGAGATGGTAGTGATACAGATAAGAATAGTTTAGTAGGTTTACAGAAACTAGCTGCTAATGCATCTAACACTGCTACAAGACATATATTAAACTCTAGCTTATGGTTAACACTTAGAACATGTGAAAACATTTCTTTAAAAGTAGCTGATTCATTAAGTTATCCTTTAACTTTAAACTCTTTAAAAAGTTCTATATCTACTTACAACGTAGGTACGTTACAGGAAATACAAAACTTAAACATACATGATTTTGGTATTTACTTATCATTAGAACCTGAAGAAGAAGAAAAAGCACAACTAGAGCAAAACATACAAATGGCTTTACAGCAAGGTGGTATAAACCTTGAAGATGCTATTGATATACGTCAAATTAAAAATTTAAAACTAGCTAATGATGTTTTAAAACAAAGACGTAAAAAGAAAGAAGCTAGAGAACAAGCTAACCAACAAGCCAACATACAAGCTCAAGCAGCGGCTCAAGCTGATTCAGCTGAAAAAGTAGCATTGTCAGAAGTACAAAAACAAGAAGCTATATCAGGTTCTAAAGTACAGTATGAGCAAGCTGTTAATCAAATGGAAATACAACGTATGCAAATTGCTGCTCAAATAGAACAACAAAAAATGGAGATCCAACATCAATATGATATGGCCTTGAAAGGTATGGATGTCCAAGCTATGGAGAAAAAAGAAAATATGATCGAAGATCGTAAAGACAAACGTAGTAAAATGGAAGCTACACAACAAAGCGAATTAATCAGTCAAAGACAAAATGATTCTTTGCCTAAAAACTTTGAACAACCAGACATGGCATCTATGACGCCAAGTGTCTAATTATTAATTATTTAATTATATTATATTATGTCAGAAGAAACAAAAACAACTGAACCTGTTAAACAGGAGGGTGACTTTAAAATAAAGTCAAAAACAAAAGTTAAAAAGTTTACTGAAAAAAAAGAAGAACCAGTTAAAGTAGATCTTACAAAAGATCCAAACGTAAAAGCTGAAGAACCTATTAAAGTAGATTTAACACAGAAAAAAGAAGAAACAGATGCCATTCAAATCGGAGAAACAGAGAAGGTGGATGTGGGCGAACAAACCGGAGATGGCAAAAGCGTGGACGTTGGAGGAGACAAACCAGTTGAAGAGTCCAGCCCGATTATTGAAGAAATTCAAGAGATGGGAGAAAAGCCACTACCAAAACAAGAAGAAATAGTTAAACCAACAAAGGTTGAACTACCAGATAATATAGAAAAACTCGTAGAGTTTATGAAAGAAACTGGTGGCACAATAGAGGATTACACAAGACTCAACGCTGATTATTCAAACGTTGATGAAAATACTTTATTAAAAGAATATTATAAAAATACTAAACCACATCTTTCGGATGATGATCTTGCGTTTGTAATGGAAGAAAATTTTTCGTTTGACACTGATTTAGATGAGGAGCGAGATATCCGCAGAAAGAAACTCGCAAAAAAAGAAGAAATTGCAAAAGCTAAAAAGCATTTAGAAGATTTAAAGGTTAAATACTACGATGAGATTAAGTTAAGACCATCGCAAAACCAAGATCAACAAAAAGCTGTAGACTTTTTCAATAGATACAACAAAGATCAAGAGTTAGCTACACAGCAACACGAAAGATTTGTTAACGATACTAAAAGTTTATTCTCTGATGATTTCAAAGGTTTTGATTTCGAAGTTGGAGAAAAGAAATTTAGATATGGCGTTAAAGATCCTAATTCAGTTGCAGAAAATCAATCAAACATTAACAACTTCGTCGAGAAGTTCTTAGACAATGAAGGTAATGTTAAAGATACGAAGGGTTATCATAAGGCTATGTACGCTGCTCAGAATGTAGATCGTATTGTAAAACATTTTTATGAACAAGGTAAAACCGATGGGATTAAAAACGTAATGCAAAGTTCTAAAAATCCTACACTAGATGCTCCGCGTCAAAGTGCAGGTGAAGACATATCATTAGGTGGTTTTAAAGTACGTGCTATAAACGGAGTAGATAGTTCTAAGTTGAAAATTAAAACAAGTAAATTTAACAATTAAAACTAAAAAAAAATGGGTGTATTAAGTCCTCAATTTGGAAGTTTAGTACCTTCACTACAACCTCAAGCTTTAGTAAGCAATTACTTAAACTTTAATAGTGGTGGCGGGAATGACTTCGCACAACAATATCTACCGGAAATTTATGAAGCAGAGGTAGAGCGTTATGGAAACAGAACGTTAAGTGGCTTCTTAAGAATGGTTGGCGCTGAAATGCCAATGATGTCTGATCAAGTGATTTGGTCTGAACAAAACAGATTACATATATCTTACGAAAACGTAACTTGTGGTAATGGTGGTACAGATAATACTTTAACTATTCCTTTAGTTGCAGGAAGTGTTTTTAACACTATTTTTGCTAACATGACAGTAGTAATAATGGATCCTGCTAATCCTGCGTTTACAGTAAAAGCTATAGTTGTAAGCTCTAACGCTGCAACTGGAGTTGTAGTAGTTGAACCTTACACTAGAACATCGGTTAATGCTGGTGGTGCTAATTTAACTGGTTTGAAAATGTTTGTATATGGTTCTGAATTTGCAAAAGGTTCTACATTAGGAACTACATCAGGTCAGTCTATTCAACCTCAGTTAACTACTTTTAGTAACAAACCAATTATCATCAGAGACAGATACGCTGTAAGTGGATCTGATACTGCTCAAATCGGTTGGGTTGAAGTAGCTTCTGAAGACGGAACTTCTGGATACTTATGGTATTTAAAAGCTGAAGGTGAAACTAGATTACGTTTTGAAGATTACTTAGAGATGAGTATGATTGAAGGTGAATTAGCTTCTGCTGGTCAAGTTCCTAATATAATCGCTGCTGTACCTTCATTTGCAGGTCTTCCAAATGGTGGAGCTGGATCAATAGGTACTGAAGGTTTATTTGCTGCTATTAATAATGGTGGTAATGTACTTTCTGGTTACGCTGGATCATTACAGGATTTTGATTCTGTACTAGAGAATTTAGATTCTCAAGGAGCTATTGAAGAAAACATGCTTTTCTTAGACAGAAAAACTGAGTTATTATTTGATAACATGTTAGCACAACAAAACTCTTACGGAGCTGGAGGTACATC